TATACCGTTAACCTGCAAATACATTTGATGATCCTGCAGCCACAGATGTACAAGCACTTATGCCGTCACCAACACGACCGCACCCTTTACCATTAACAAACACAGTTCCTGATCCAGAGGTAATTCTTGCTGTATGTGCTGGACAAGGAGCACCAGGTAACAAGTGAGTAGTATTCACATCACCTTGTCTTGACACACCTATGCCATTAGCAAATACATTTGAAGAACCTTGTGCTCTTGTCATACCACTACAATGTGCTACATCAGCATCACCAATTCTTGTTACAGCAGGCATTAATTTTTTTCTCTTTTCATTAACTCTTTTAACTTGTCGTTATAATTTTCCATCTCCTCATGTTCTTCCTCTGTATGAGGAGGTTCAGGAGAAGTAGGTTCAAATCTTATAACATTGTCAAAACTTTTAGGTATGTCGTCATAATCACTAAACTCTAAAAGTTCACCTTTGTCTTTAATAACAAAAACGCCTCTCATTATTTTTTCTTTGCAGTTTTCTTTTTAGTTTTCTTCTTTGTTACCTTTTTAACTGTTGGTGTTTTCTTTACTGGTTTTGCTTCTGGTTCTACTTCAGTTCCTTTGCCCAATTTTTTCCACAACTTTGATAAAAATTTCATAATAATCTCCTATTTCTTTTTAGTAGTTTTTTTCTTAGTTGTTTTTTTAACAGGTTCTGAAACCTCTTCAACAACTTCTTCAACGATAGGCTTTTGTACTAATGCAGGTTTGGTTATTTCCATACCATCAACATTAACTTTGCCTTCATTAACTAGTCTTTGTCTGTTCTCTAAATGTTTCATTTGAATCTTTTCTTTATTACCACCTGTATATGCTACAGCATGACCTTCTTCCATTAACTTAGAAGTTAATAAGTCACCTTGTGGTGTTCTGAAATCACCAAGAATACGACCAAACTTACCTTTCATGTTTTCTCCGTTACCTTTTACTTGTGATAATAGAGTTGCATCATCTCCTAGTAAGTGGCTTACTCTTTCTTTAGCAGCAAGACCAAAAATCTTTTCTATTGGATCGCTTGTTCTTGATTCTGGAGTATCAATGCCCATAATTCTTACTCTTTCGTCTCTGAGCCAGACACCAAATCCCAAATCAAGGTCTACATCAACGGTATCTCCGTCAATGATTTTAATAATTTTGCATTTATACTCGTACATTGGTTTTTCCCTTTAATTTTATATAAACTATTTATAAGAAATTTGCAAACCCCCTAAAATATAGTGATTTTACAGACTTTTTTGAATAAAAATGGATTTATTCCACAAAATCGCAGAAAATAAGGGTTTTTTAGACCATTTTTTTCTTGACTTACGCTTTGATTAGTGTATACTGGATACATAATCGAAAAAATGACAAAAAAACAAGAAAAATCGCAGAAAATAAAGGGTTTTGAGTGTGCGACATTCTGCACCCCCAATTTGTTGAAAAATAAGGGTTTTATTTTACATAATAATCCATTTTTTTCTTGCAATATGCTCTTTTTCGTGTATAATGGATACATAATCAACCAAACGAAAGGACTACAATATGATAAAAATAAAAAACCCTGCAAAAACTATTGATGAAGGTATCAATAATTTAATCAACGCTTCTAATGAAGATTACAATAAATTTTGTGATAATAAAAATATGCAAAATGAATTTGCTAACAAGTGGGATATAAAAGAAGGACAGAAGTATATTAAAGTAATTAGTAAAAATATGGTTCACTCCTTTATTGTAAAGAAAGCATTTAAACATTTCAAAGTAGGTGATGTTTTAAAGGCTGCAAGTTGGGCTGCACCTGCACTTAATCAACCAAGAGGAAATGTTCTAGAGGGTAACTACTTTATGCAATGGACAGGTCCCTTATACTTAAACTAGTCGAAAGGAAAACTATATTATGAAAATCAATCAAATAATCAGTAAAATTGGGATGATGTCACCTAAAGAACTAAACGAAGTTGTTTATGCCGTTAAATTTAGAAGAGAAAATCTTTCTAAGATGCTTCGTAGAACTTTTAAAGTTGGCGATAAAGTGTTAATCAATTCTAAAAGAGAAATCTTCAATGGTATTATTAAAGAGATTAACATCAAAAAAGCGATTGTTGAATTTAATGGTCGTGAGTATAGAGTTCCTTTTAGTATGATGGAGGCTGCATAATGAACGGCGCCGATTTATTTTTAATTTTAGGAGTGGCACTTCTGTGCCACCTACTAATCAAACAATACAAAAAAGAAAAAGCAGAAAGAAGAATTATTAACATTACACATTATAAGGAGAACAAATAATGGGAAAAGTGAAAGACTGGCTGTGGGATACAGCAGAACAATATCTCGAAGAACTAATCAATGACGTTAAAAATAAAAATTTAACAGTTGCTCAAGCTTGTGATGAAGCAAGAGAGAAAAGTATTGATTGGGATTTAATAGGCATCAATAACGAATCTGAACTAAAAGAGATTCTAGAACAGGAGATAGCATAATCATGAATAAAGAAATTGAAAAATCAGTCAGATCAGCACTTGATTACAAGATCATTGAGTTAGAGTGGACTGGAGGTGCTTTATATGTGAACGGAATCGATTTCAGTTATGAAGTAGACTTGGTCAAAGAAGCAATACAGTCTGTAGTTGGACCGTATGTGATTAAGGATTCTTGCCTGAGAGGCACAGAAAAAGAAAGATGGGACCAGTGGGCATTTGACATTACTGATGAAGATATGCCACAGAGGATTTATCTATAATGATAAATGCCCAATATGACGCACTCGTAGAAAAATACGAAGAACTAGGTTATTCATATGAAGAAGCAAGTGAATTAGCCTACAAAGAATTAATAAATCAATAGAAAGGATTATATTATGGATACTATCGAAGTTATGAATGAAGTTATTGCTAACGAAGCTGTTGAGCAAATAGCAAGAATGGATGTAAACCAAAGAGACTTGTTTATTTACAGTCTCGTTTCAAAATGGCCAGAACTTGCTAGTCAGTTGAACATGGCGGTTGAATTATATGCAAGACTAAAAGATGAGGAGAATCATGTTAATTAAAATAGGTGACGAAGTGGCCGTAAGTCCAAGACCTTGCGGATCGAACATGAGATATGGCAAAATTACTGACATATCAATTGCAACTAAACTAGAAGATCCTGCAGGAGAACTAGGTGCTCATATTTCAGAATATGATACTGACCTCGACTATTTAGGATCAATCGGATATCAATCTGAAAATGGCGACCAATGTTGGGCGTACTTTTCACAAATAATAGGAGACTAATAATAATGGAAAATGAAGGAAATTTTATAATGAAAATAATCATGCAAGCTGTAGAAGATGCTGGTTATCAAGGTAGAAACAAGAAATACCTTAAACACAAAAAATCAGCAATTGACTGGATTGTAGGAAACGACCCACAATTCGTTGATTACTGTAAAATGTTAGGTTTATCTCCTACTGGCATTAGAAGTAAAATAATTAAAAATGTCAATATGCAATACACAAAACAACAAAAACAAATGAAAGGAAACAATGCCAGAATATAAATTTAGAGAAGATCAAATACTAGACGATATCATAAACTATATTAATAATACTTATGGTTCACACTATGCCAAAGATGTGACTAGACAGGCAACCGAGACTATCATTGACCAAGGTCATGGTACAGGTTTCTGTATGGGTAACATTCTAAAGTATGCTCAAAGATATGGTAAGAAAGATGGCCGCAATAAGAACGACCTATTTAAAGTCATACATTATGCTATCATACAACTATCGCAAGACCATTACTAAGAACTCTTAACTCTGGTTCCAAGCTAGCTTGGAGGGGTCTCTGAAGGACGCACATGAGTACTTATAATAACCAAGAATTATATATGTAGTATGTAAGATGTGGTGGAGACACTATATCAAAAACGCATAGGTGTCGTATCAAAATAACAAAGAGAACTCAATACTTTCTTCTCTAAATATTTTGTGAATGAAAGGACTACAATGTCAAAACTTTTTAAAAACTTTACCAAACTATTTTCTATTAACTATAATTTTATGGATGATTCTTATAGCGGCATCTCCCCTGAGCTTATTCGGTACTTTCAAAATGAATATGGCTCCGACTGGAGGTCGGCGATTGAATCTTTCGCAGTTCAGAAAGGAATGAAAAAATGAAAAAACTTATTAAACTTATTTTTACTTGGGCAAAAACTAACCAAGAAGCACATGAAGATTATCTCGCTAAGAGTGAAGATCATGCCGATTTAGAATTTAGAATGAAACATTTAGATAGCTTATCAATTAATGGTAATCGTTACTCTAGTTTATATAAACGATTTTATTCCTAATGTGGCCTTATAGTATTGAAGAATTGAATTTTATTAATGGAAAAATTAAATAGAAAGCACCCCCTATAAAATAGGGGATACTATTAACTTCAAATATATTAGAAACTAAATTTAGAACCGATAGACCATGAAGTTGTGTCTGTACCAGTATCTAAATCTGCCATTTGAGTTTCAGCAAAAACAGTCAATCCCTTTGTTAGTGATTTTGAAACACCAACAGTTGTATAATTTCCTGTTCCTTCTAAATCACCATAACCTACTGTAAGTAGTTTATAAGTGGCAGCGACTTCATATGCTGATAAATCAGTAACAGCATCTTTAATTGTATAACTAGACGCCACACTTAGTGGACCTAAATCAGTTGTTGCACCAACACCATAGTATGATATATCACTTGCAACATCATCAGCAAAACCTACTGATACTTGACTATCTAGTATTTCAGTAGAAGCTGACCACTCGTATGCATCCCAACCATTATCTTGACCAGAAGCACCATCAACAACAGTCAAAGCATCAATAGATATTTTACCTATTGTATTTGAATATGCTAATGAGTTAGAACTTCTTGTTCCGTGAGAATGAGAAGCACTCCCACCATAGACTTCAAAGACACTTGCTGTTGTAGCAACATTATCTGTATAAGGATGGGATTGACGACCAGCAGAAATATTTCCAAGGTCTGTTGATACACCTACATAGGCTAGTCTTGAATCAAATGTATTCGAAGCATCGTCATCCGTATCTACACCAACTTCTAATAGAGCAAAGGCACCAATAGAAGAACCTTCTAATGATTCTTCGGTAATACTCATACCTATCTTAGAACCATTATCTCCTAATTTATCAGATGCAACACCTGAAGTGTTTTCATCATGGGACCATTTGTAGTTGATTGTGCCGTATGGCGTTATCTCAGCTGCAGAAACAGCTGTCGTGAATAAGAGTGCTAGTATAGCACCTGTATATTTTAACATTGTACTTTTCTCCTTAAAGAGGTTTTTTGATATCTCGCTCACCGAGTGTTCATTATATGATATTGTTTATTTATATGAAATTAGTTATTGACTGGTGCATTGGCTCGCCATTGATAGCAGCTCCAATATCTTGCACTTGTTTTGTCTTTTGCTGTATCACATCTATGTCTTGCACGAAAAGACTTCCTTCTCGCTGGGTCGTCTCTTTTGATGCTTAAACCAGTCGTATCACCAAAGGATACTTTCTTAATCTTATCACCATCTTTGACATAGACATAGAACTTCTTACTACCACCTCTTATGGGGTCGTTGAGTTTCACCGTCTTACCTTGATACTCTGCTTCTGTAATCTCTAAGTCTTGATACATACCCTCACACACCAAATCAATATTTTCTACTTCTTTAAATGTTTTAATCATATTCATATTTATAAGAGATTTTTCCAGAGATTTTTTCCAGAGAAAGGTCTCCCATCAATACCCTTACCACCCTCCGTCATCCAATCGCATCTTCTCTTGCACCGTTTTATAATCGACATCATCTATGCTATGATACTTTCGTGTATCGTGTGCAATTAACAATGCCATGGCTTGTATGCTCTGTATTTGATTATCGATATTGTCTTGTGTATCCTTTGGTGTATGATATTTCATGACATACAGCTTGTGTGCCTCTTCATTCATGACTTTAATCTTATGAACGAAATCACTTATTTTGTGTAACATTATAATGCTGTTCCTTTTCTAGAGAATAACTCTAATTGTATATTCTTATATCTTGATTGGGTTTCTTTCTTGCTACGCTTACCTTCTCGTATAGAGATTGTATGTAGTCTATCCTTTACTTTGAGTTTTTGTTTCTTGAGGTCTTTGATGAGTTCGAGGTTATGATAATTCTTTCGTTCTAGATTCTCAATTTGTGTATCAAGATGTCTGTGAAGTGATGATGCTCTGTTGTCAATACCCATATATATCGTCTCCTTTATATAATTGTAATACTCTAATATATATAAAAATTCCCACGAGAAAATTTTACAAAGAAAAAGTACGAAAACACAATGAGTTTAGAGTAGAAAGAAATAATACACTAAACCTGATATGATTGTAATGTCAGCACATAT